CTCCTGAATTTAGATAATGAGCTTCACTAATGCGTATATTAGCGGGTTGATGGATATGTCCACAAATAACACCGTGACATCCATTTTGAGCAGCCATTTTAATAGCTGTAGTTTCAAAGTCATTAATGTAATTAGTTGCTGCTTTAACTCCTGCTTTGATATTCTGAGATATAGATTGGTAAGGTAATTTACGCCATGTTCTATATCTATTATACCACCTGTTAAGCCATAAAGCGAAATCATAACCTATGGAACCTATTTTAGCTAACCATTTATATTTGGTAATGAATACATCTATTACATCACCATGAAATATAAAGTAATTATCTAATATATAATTTTCTCTAATTTCAATATTGCCAAAATGGCTACCTATAAACTCAGTTAAGAATTCATCATGGTTGCCTCTAATCCAAATTATTCGAGTAGTGTTTGATAGTTTAAGTAGTTTAGAGATAACTTTAGTATGTTGTTTTTTCCATTTTGAACCTCTATTTAAAGCCCAACCATCAATAATGTCTCCGTTCAATACAAGCAAATCAGTAGGGTGCTTATCTAAAAATTCTATAAACTCTTTTGCTCTGGAATCTTTAGTACCTAAATGTAAATCAGATACAATTACAACTTTATAGTTTTTCATTTCCAATAATCATAATCTTGTTTAAACCATTCATTGTTATTTCTATTTAACCAAGCCTTCCAAGCTAATTTAACCATATACCATACACCTTTTTTCTTAAATCGTCTACCTGTAGTGTAAGCATACTGATTAATAACTTTGAATTTTGATGGTTTGATTTTTGAACTAAGATGATAATCTTCAGCTACTTTATCTTCCTCATTAAATCCACCTAATTTATTAAATGTTTCAGTTTTAAATAACATAAAACCTCCTAAAGCAAAGGGTTTTGTTTTAGAACTAATCCATTGTATAACATTAAATATATTGTAAACCCAATTATATTTCGATTCTATGGTTTTAAATTTACAAGTCACCAAATCGTAATGCTTATCAATTATTACTTTTAAACAATTAGCAATTAAAGCAGCATTATATAAGTATATATCAGCATCTAAAAATAAAACATAAGGTGTACTAACTAACCTAGCACCGTTATTTCGGGCTACGGCTGGTAGTCCACCTTTTATTAATTTGACTATTTGAGGAGAATGTATTAAATGCTCTTTTATTAATTGAGGAGTTATATTATCATCTGATGAATCAGCTATTATTATTAAGCAATCTAAATGTTGTTTTCCAATTAATTTTAAAGTATTAATAATACTTTTACCTTCATTTTTACAGGGTATTACTATTGTAAGCTGTTTATTCACATAGATAAATATAGGAATAATTATTTCTTTTTAATTCTTTAATTCTGCTTTAATTGCTGGATGTGATTGATAGTTTTCAATTTGAAAATCACCTATATCAAGTCCTGTTAGGTTAGAGGCTAGAGGACCTTCACCGCACGAGCCTGATTCTGTCATCCAGAACTCAGTATTAATATCAAGAGTAGGAAGTTTATAAGGTATTCTACCCACCTGTTCTTTAGCAGCATCGATGTGTTCAACATAGAGATGAGTATCGCCTAGATTACCTATTAGTTCTTCAGGTACCATATTCACTTCTTTGGCTATGATTTCAAGTAGTAGAGCGTATGAGGCTATGTTGAATGGTAGACCTAGGAACGTATCAACTGAACGTTGATTCCATGCTAATGAGATTGCTCGTTTTGGTGCTTTCTCACATAATATTTTTTCTTTATCTCTTAATTTAGCTGCTTCTTCCCGGGATATCCATTTTTGTGTTTTAATTAAGCGATTTTTTTCTTCATATATTTCAGAATAATTAGTATTCTTTTTTAACCAATTTATTTCTTCATCTCGCGTCAATTCTCTCGTATAAACTTGAAATGAGTAGTGACAAGGTGGAAGTACCATCTGGTCTATTTCACCCACATTCCAGGCATTAACCATTAATCGTCTTGAATCTGGATTTGTTTTAAGGTCGTTGATTAGGTTTGTGATTTGATCTATTTCATAAGGAGACCAATCTTCTCTACTCAGTCCCCATCCATCAAGATCTAAGGTTTCAATTGTCTTCCACCTTCTCCATTGCTTACCATAGATTGGTCCTAAATCACCCCACTTCTCTGCAAATTCAGAATCGGTTTTGATTTTGTTGATGAACTTATCTTTATTGATAACAAACTCTGCTTCACCATTTTCAGGTAATGAATCTACATATTTAGAAAAATTTCTAATGTAATTAGCAAAGCAATCTCCATCCCAAATATGACAATCGTTATCAACCAAGTATTTGATATTGGTATCACCTCTCAAGAACCAGAGAAGCTCTGTTACGATGCCTTTAAAAAATACTTTTTTACAAGTTAAAAGAGGAAAACCTTCCTTCATATTATGTCTTAATTGCCATCCAAAAGTAGATAGTACCTCTCCGTTTCGAGTTTGTTTTTTAGTACCAAAACGTATTAAATGATTTAGTAATTCATTATATTGTCTATCAATATTATTACTCATATATTTTATTTATATTTCCAAATTTCAATTGGTAAATATTTGCGACAGATGTCTGCTGTTAATTGCAGATTTTCTTTCCTAGCAGCAGAAGCGGCAAAAGCAGCAGCAGCAGCATCAGCAGCATCAGCAGCAGCAGCATAAGCAGCAGTAGAAGCAGCAGCAGAAGCATAAGCAGCAGTAGAAGCAGCAGCAGAAGCATAAGCATTAGCAGAATAAGCAGCAGCATTAGCAGCAGCATAAGCAGCAGAAGCATAAGCAGCAGCAGCATGAGCAGCAGAGGTAGCAAGGGCAGCAGCATGGGCAGCAGCAGCAGCAGAATTTAACTCTTCTCTTGTCGCTCTACCTTCGCCAAAAGCAATAGCAGTGTCCATTGCTTGAGTACTGCGTTCGTCTTTTATTAGGTGTCTTATTGTGTTTGCGCAGTGACCCTTCGCCAATGTTAATTCCCTTAAATTATCAGGGTTTGTTTTTTGGAAGAGCCAAAGCATCCAATCCCCTCTTGGGCAATTTTTGTATGCCTCCTCCCAAGTTTTGTCAGATGCCCATTCTTTTGCTTCTGGGCAAGCGTCTAGCGATGTTAAGAGTTCTTGAAATGTCATAACTTTATTATTTTGTCTTTGCTTAGGGGTTCTATTATTACAATCAGTTATTTCGTTACCTTGACATATACAGTCAGGATATAAACAACCTAAATTATCTTCATCAATAGTTTTGGCATAAGGCGTTTCACTATATCTATGTTCTGGTTTATCCATCACTAATTCAAATAATACTTCTTTACCTTCATATAGATTATATCCATCCATCCAAGTTTGACTATCAGGATGTAATGGTATCGAATCATAACCTGATGTTATTTCATCTCTCATTACTTGATACCAAACAAACCAACCGGCTTTTGTGTTTTTAAGTACACCTTTCATAACTTATTATTATTTTACTGAATTAACTTTTAATGTGTTGTCTTCTATTACCAAATATTCTCCCGTAGATTCCATAGTATCTATAAAATAATACCTACCACCAGTAAACTTATCGCTACCCACCAAATCAAGTTTCTTCATGTGAGTGTGACCTACTATCTGGATGTAATCTTTTTTTAGACCTTTCTCGTGTTCTTTATTGACAATCATTAATGATTTAGGTCTAATCCATATGGGAGTCTGGTACGTGTTATCACCGAAACTATCCACACCGTTGAATTCAAATGCGCTGGGTCTATATTTTAGTAAATCGTTTAAATTTGAAACAATACTATCTTTGGCCCATCCATCACTACCAAACGCTTCATCCATAAATTCAGGACTTACACCAGCGTGAGTGAATAGGTATTCACCGAATCCGTACGCCATTTGTAAATGTTCTTTATTCTCATTTACCACTTGCATAATAGAAGGCGCTATCCTGTGTTGATAACCTGATATAGTTGTATCGCTATAACCTGGATAATAGGACATATCGTGGTTACCCAATAACAACACAACTTCAATTTGTGGGTTAGTATTTTTGTAGTTTATGATTTCTTTAAAGTTGTGTATTTGTTCAACACCCGTAATATCAAAAGAGTCAAAGTAATCCCCCACAAATATAACCCTGTCAAATTGGTTCTCTTGATGTAGAGCAAGTTTCCAATTGGATCGTCCATGAATATCACCCAATACTATTGTTTTTGTATGTTGATTCATGGAATTTATTATAACAATTATTTATCAGTGTATTGATACTCTATGTTTGCTCCTTTAGGATCAATTTTACTTATTGCTTTGAAGGTAACTCCGTCCTCTGCCCTCTCCAAAATATAATAATTTATATCATACTCCATAGCTGCTTTCCAAGTTACTTTAACTGAGTTATTGTCTTGTACAACATCAAAATATTCAAGTACTACTGGTGTTACTGTACAACGAGCCTCTCCTTTATGTTTGTTACAGTCATTTTCATCTTCCTTTTCCTTTTCTCCATCCTTTCCACTATCAACATCACCATTAGATGATTGAGGTATTTCAGTTGTAGTTTTTGTTTTTGCAATTGGACTGTATTGAATGGAGTTATCTTTATTTATAATACTTAAACGATAAAATAAGTTTTTATTTTCTAAAGATATAGTAGCATTTTCTTTCTTACAAGCGAATGAAGCTACAATGATTAGGGTTAGGATTAGTTTTGTTTTCATTTTGGTTTACGTTTTTTATGTTTTGTTTTTTTGTGTTCTTCTAATGCTTCTTTTCCTGAGGTGGTAGCCCATAACCATTCTTGTCCATTTTCATCTTCAATAGAATTAATTAAACCTTTAGCTTTTAAACCTTCAATTAAAGTATTAACATGAGCATATTTCATTACCTCTAATATTTCATCTTCAGTAAAGGTTAATTCTATTCCTTGAATGAATTTAGGGAGAAGATTTTTACATATCTCC